GATCTAACTGCATTCGTATATATTCATTGTTTTAATTTTTTAATGAAAGAATATAAGAAATCAAATTATACAATGGATATCAGAGATATCTATAATGTTTATAAATCTTTGTTTCATAATAAAGATGTTTAATGATGAACTACTTGAAAATTTTCGGAAAGTTTATAATTCTGAACATCCAAATGAAATACCTATAGAAAAAGATAATATATGGAAAAGTCTTAAAAAACGATTACATAAAAAATGCAAGAATGGTAAAACTGAATGTATTATTTCCCATTTATTAACTAAACCTAAAGCTCCAAATTCATGGATAACAAATCCAAATGAATGGTTATCTTCAGAAGATATTGAAAATGTTGAATCACAATTTATGAAATTATTTCCAACATATAATTTTTTAGGTTGTATTCCTATAGATTTTGATTTAAAATCTAAAACTGGTCAATGTTTAGTTAATACATTATGTTCTTTAAAAGTTAAAGATTTATATGATAAAGGATTTCAACAAATTGGGATTGTATTTAACACAGATAAACATGATGGTCCTGGAAAACATTGGTTTGCATTATTTTGTGATATAAATCCTCTTCGTGAATATCCAAGAATTACATATTTTGATTCATATGCTACAAAACCTGAAAAGGAAATTAAAGTTTTAATGAATAGATGGAAAGAAGAAATTGATTCTTTAAATTTAGGTAAACCTACAGAATTATCAAGAAACATTACAAAACATCAATTTAAAGATTCTGAATGTGGAATGTATTCTATATATTATCATTATTGTTGTTTATTAGAAATACCTATGGCTGAAAGAATACCTGATGATGTTATAATGCATTTCAGAAAGTTTCTTTTTAATATAGGTTAAATAATAATGGATAGTACAGGTCCAAGTCTTGTAACAAAAAAAATCCAAGATTTTTATAGTATTTATCAAAATTCTTATTTATCATCATATCTACCTGCATTTGCATTAGGATTTGCAATGCTTGTTATTTTGTATATACTTTATACATATAGTGTATCAACAAACACTGTTACTTTCACCAGAGCTTTATCAACATTTGGAGTATACGAAAAAGTTATGGATTTACAACCTTTAGGATGTCCTACAAACGATAATACAACTTTATGTGATTATTATATGGCTTCATCATCATATTCTGTATTTCCAAGCACATATACGAATGATTATGTAAGTGATTCTGTTTTACCTTTAGTTATTAAAGCTGGTGCAAGATTAATTGAATTGGATATTTATGCTGATTCTGACAATCATCCAATTGTAGGATTAAAAAATGAAAAATTTGGTTATGATTATGCAAAAAATTCAATAAAATTTGAGTCTTGTTGTGTGTCTATAGCAAATTCAGCATTTAATAAAATTGAAACTAAATCTGCATCTGATCCATTTGTATTAAGTTTAATGTTTCATACAAATAAAACCACAACTATAGATGCATGTGCAGAAATTTTAAAACAAACTTTGGGAAGATATTTATTAGGACCAGAGTATGCATTTCACAGAAAAAATTTAGCTCAAGAACCTATATGTAATTTATCAGGAAAATTAATTATTGTTTCAGGCGGTGAAGTTAAAGGAAGTCATTCTATGCAAGAATTTGTTAATTTATCATGGGATAATTCAAATTTACGAAGAATTTCTTATATGACTGCATCACAACCTTACGATCATGAAGAATTAATTAATAGTTCAAAAAGAAGTATTACAATGGTTGTTCCCGATGCTGATCCTGATTTAAAAAATAATAACCCTATAATCTTATTTGGTTATGGATGTCAATGGAATTTAATGAATTATGGATCATTAGATTCAATGATGGAATTATATATAGGTAAATTTCAAAAAGGATCTTTATTATTAAAACCTGAACATTTACGTTATAAACCTTTAACAATTAAAAAACCTGTTCTTCCACCACCTGAACATTCATTTCAACCTATGTCACATACATCTCCAATATACGATTCAAATCCTAAAACAGGAGATAAATCTATCGTATTTTAATATATTTTCCTAGTCATTAAATAAAATGGCAAATAAATGGATTATACACGTTAAAAAAACCATGCGCACAATGAAGAGTCGAGGGACTTATAAAAAAGGTATGGGACTAAAACAAGTTATTGTAGAAGCCAAGAAAACATGGAGTAAAGTTAAGAAAGGTGGTGCTGATGAAATGGAAGAAGACTCTAAAGTAGAAGATCCAGTTCCAGTTAGTGGAGTTGAAGGTGGACGTCGTCGTAGACGTAATAAAACTCAGAAACGAAGTAGACGTCATTAACCCCAGAAAAAAAATAGAATAGGACATATAAAGACAAATGGGTGGCGGTTTATTACAACTCGTAGCATACGGAGCTCAAGATGCATATTTATCTGGAAATCCACAAATTACATTTTGGAAAGGTTTGTATAAACGCCACACAAATTTTGCAATGGAAACTTTCCGTGTAAATTTTAATGGCCAAGCCAATTGGGGAACTAAACAAACTGCAATTATGACCAGACATGCAGATTTGTTATATTCTACTTATTTAGAAGTTCAAATGCCTGCTACATATGCAGATGGAAGTACTGTTAAATGGAATAATGGTGTTGACACAAGTGGAAATGCTGCAGGTACTTTGGGACAAGATCAATTTGGTGCTGCTCTTGGATTAAATTTACTTGAATTTGTTGAATTAGATGTTGGTGGACAAATTATTGATCGTAAATATTCTGAATTCTTATACATTTGGGATCAATTAACTTTACCAAGTATGATGAAACAAATTAATTATAATCGTATGTTAAACGGATTACATACTATCGCTAACAACACGTTTCCAAATCCAGTAGGTTGTCAAACTGGAAATGGACGCCAATCTTTACCTAATACATTATACATTCCTTTAGGGTTGTTTTTTACTAAAAATCCTGGTGCAGCATTACCTTTAATTGCTCTACAATATCATGAAGTTAAAATTAATGTACAATGGAATACCAATACAATGGTTGCTGGATCAATTAGTGAAATGAGAACTAAAGGACTTCCTCCTCCTTTAAGTGCAGCAATTTACGTAGACTATGTTTATTTAGATACTGAAGAGCGTCGTAGATTCGCACAGCAATCTCATGAATATTTAATTGAACAAGTACAATTCAATGAAGATGTAGGTATTTCATCACCAAATCAAAGAATTGATTTAACTTTTAATCATCCTGTAAAAGAATTGATTTGGGTTGTTCAACCTTCATGTTATAGAGATTGTAAAATACCTCCTAAAGAATCTCAACTTTCATTCGTGTCAGGTAATACAACTGATCGTTTACTTACATTAGAATATGGATTAAGTGCTCCTGGTAAAGTACCTGTTTTTGAACAATGGTTACAAATTAATGGACAAGATAGATTAGAAAAAAGATATGGTGATTATTATAACAAAGTTCAACCTTACCAACATCATTCAGGAAAAACTATTACAGCTGGATGTTATTTGTATTCATTTGCATTAAAACCTGAAGAAAACCAACCTTCTGGTACATGCAACTTCTCTAGAATTGATACTTCTACAATTGTTTTAACTATGGATGGCAGTGTAGTTGTAAATCAAGATACTGAAGATACATGGAACGTTCGTGTATATGCTGTAAATTACAATGTATTTCGTGTTATGTCTGGTATGGGTGGTCTAGCATATTCTAATTAAAGTTTAATTTTAAAAATATTTATTTTTTTTTAAAATTGTGAAATCACAAATTTAAAAAAACTATTATACGTTTTTTTACCATGCCATAACAATATCTTCCATACGACATTCACCTTCTTCTTTATCTTTTCTTTCTTGTTCTTCAACTAATGAATTTGCATGTTTCAATTCTTCATCAAACATTGAAGTATCTTCCATATCACCTTCAGGTAATCTTGATTCATCAATTAATATATGCACCAAACCCGTTCCACATGGAGGTATTTGTCCAAACATAATATTTGCTGAAACACCTCTCATTGTATCAAATTCTCCTGATACAGCTGCATCAAATAATATTTTAGTTGTTTGTTCAAATGATGATTTTGCAAGAACACCATTATCTAATTTATTCATTCCAAATCTATTAATTTCTACAAAATGACCATGATAAGTCATTGCATCTACAAGTAAACATACATGATGATAATTCACATATTCACGAGTAAATACTTTCATGAATTCTGCATATAATGTTTGGCGAGCAGTTTCAATTCCAAATACATCTAATATTTCGTGAATATCATCAGAAAATGTTCGTGTAGAATCTACATTTGGATGTGATAGTAATTCAATTAAATTTGTTCCTTCTGAATCAAGAACCCATTGTTTTTCAGGTCTATAACCACCTACTTTTTCGTTATATACAAGTTCATCTTTAATTTCTCTTGGAAATACTCTACCAATACCATCAATTCCAGTTAAAATTGTATCTAATAATTTATCTTCTATAAATCTTAAAGACAAAGCGTTTTTAATTAAATCTGAAGTAAAAGTTAATCTTAAAATTAATTTATCAGAATTTATATCTGAATGTACACAATCAAATACCTTTAAAATTTTATTATTTTCAATTTTTGATTGAATCAATGTCATATCATTAACTTTTCTGGCAATCATTTCAGTTTTATCAAGTTCTAATCTAACAATCCATGGAGATGTACAATTTTGTCCGTTTGTTAAAGAAAACTTTTCGTAAATTTGTAGAATTTCACGATCTTCTTGTACACTTGTATTTGAACTTAAAGGATTTGGATCGTAATAAATTCTTAAAGATTTCGTGATATTTTTCAATGTAGTTTTTTGTATATCTTTCATTGAATTTAATGCATTAGCTTGTGAACTATCTCCTTTTAAATATATAACATTTGAAGGATTTTTAGGATTACTTGATGCATCTAATAATTCTTTCATTCTTGGTACACCTTGTGTTGCATTAGCTTTTGCAGTACCTGCTGAATGAAAAGTATTTAGTGTAAGTTGTGTTGTAGGTTCACCAATAGATTGAGCTGCCAAAGGTCCTACCATTTCACCTGGATGAACTAAAGATTTCAAATATTTAAATTTAATTTCTTCAATTAATTCATCAAATATTTCTTTTGAAAATCTATTAATGATAATAGATTTTTTAGGAGCTAAATAAAATCTTAATAAAATATGAAATAGTTTATTTGTTACAATAAAATCAGTTTTAGTTAATTTATCCAATTGTTCAACTACATATTCAGGAACAAGATCAGTTTTTACAGAATAAGGATTCTTATATTTTTCAATAATTCTTGTTAAATGAACAGGTGCTCTAACTTCTGATTTATTGTTATATCTAAATACATTCTTAACAAGAATATTTCGATCTTCCAAAATCTGATCAACTAAATCTGGAGGATTTTCACTAATTTGTTCAGAAACTACTGTTTTATAATCGTCTCGTGTACATGCAAAGTTTGAATATAATTGTTCCATAGTTAATAATGCCAAATCACATTCTTGATTTTCAATATAAATTGAATCAATACCATCTTCAGAATATCTAAATTGTACTACACTATTATTAACATCTCGAACTGTATGATCTTGTTCAACGTGAATATCTTCCATTAATTTAACAAGTTTTCTTTGAATATATCCTGAATCTGATGTTTTAACAGCCGTATCAATTAATCCTTCACGTCCACCCATAGCATGAAAGAAGAATTCGGTAGGTCGAATACCAGCAATAAACGAATTTTCTACAAAACCACGTGATTCAGGACCATCATCAAATTTAGAGAAATGTGGTAATGTACGATTATCCATATTGTATTGAATTCTTTTTGAATCTACCATTTGTTGACCAAGAAATGCAATCATTTGTGTAATATTAAGACCTGAACCTTTAGAATTTGCCCCTTTATCTGACATTTGAATCATACGATTTTTTGAATCTAGACTTTCAACTGATTTTACATTGATAATATTACTTATTTCTCCAAGTTCTTTAGTAATTCTCAGTTCCAATTCTTCTCCGTTTGTTCTACCTTCATTATTGATAAATCTTCCTGAATGCATATCAGATAAAATACGGGATACATTTTCTTTACCTTTTTTCAAAGTTTCTTCAATTATTTTATAAGTTTCAACATTAGCAATTAAATCGGAAGGTCCTGTAGAAAATCCAGAATATAAATTATATTTAGTTACAATATTTTGTACGGCATTTATAAATTCTCCAGCTTGAATATGACCAAATTCATTATAAATTTGATGAATAATACCCTTTGAAGCTTTGCTAAATGCACCTTTATTCAAAACTCCTTTTAGAAGTTTCCCATCTTTAATTTCCACAGATGTTTTCAAATTCATTAATGGAAATGCATAAGAAATAACTTCTGAACCTGTAATTGGTTGATCAATTCTTTTAAAAGAAGAAATTGAGCGTTTTGTTCTTGCTAGCATATTCATAGCTAAATGTTCAGGAATAATACAATCAGATTGTGAAATTCTGTATGATCCTATCAATGTATCTTGAAACAATTGAATAATGGGTTCGCAAGTACGTGGAGAAATAATTTGTCTTAATAGAGTAGCTATTGTTTTCAATTCCGTTGCAGCAACAATACTTTGAGGAGCGTGCATGTTCATCTCGTCACCGTCAAAATCTGCATTGTAAGGACGTGTTGCAGATACGTTTAATCGAAATGTTGAATAAGGTAAAACTTTAATACGGTGACACATCATTGAAGCCTTATGAAGAGAAGGTTGGCGATTAAATAGAACTACATCACCGTCAACAAGATGTCTATGCACAATATCTCCTTCTTTTAAATTTATTGAGTTTGTATCTACAAATCCTAAATGTGTTCTTTTATTTTCAGATTTAGATTCTACACTTTTAGCACCTGGATATTTTGAAGGACCATTTCGTAAATTCAACATTAATCTATCACGATTATAAATCGTAACAATTTCAGGAAAAGTTAAATTCATAGCAATTTCTTCAGGAACACCTAATTCATCAACTTCAATATTAGGGTCGGGAGTAATAA